TAGCAAAAACTATTGGTCTATCAGATGTGGTAGAGAACCCAGCAGTTGCTGTAGGAATTCCTAAATAAGTAGAGCCTGAATCATTTTCTCCAATAAATCCAGCACCTAAGCCACTTATTTCATAAACAAATCCAGCTTTATATGCGCCATTTGCTGTAGAAGTATATACTATTGAATCAGCAGCCCTTGTTGGAGAACCAAGTTGCAATAATACTGAAGGACTAGCAGTACCAACACCTACGTTACCACTACTATCAATCCTCATTGATTCCGCACCACCTTCAGCAAAGGCTATGGTATCGGCAGCAGGGAAGAATATACCTGTGTTGGTATCACCAGCAGTAGTAATAGCAGGTGCGCCAGCAGTACCAGCAGAGAATGTAGATACACCACTAGCACTAATAGTAGTAGCAGCCACGGTAGATGGAGTTGTAGCACCTAGAGTACCGTTTATATTAATTGAATATGAACTACTTAAATCTCCCCAAGCACTACCAGACCATTTTTGCCATTTATTTGATGCACTTGTCCATCTGATTGCGCCAGTTGGTAAATTTGTAGCAGTTGTTAATGCTGGATCTAATCCAATAGTTATATCATCAAAACGAGAATCTATTTCACTTGTATAGTCTGTATAAAAACTGGTATTGGTTGGTTTGCTATGATCTGCCATCTTAATATCCTTTTACTGACCAAGAGATTGTTCCACTGACTCTTGTTCCAGTACTATTAAATAAATAAACTCTAAAGCCTTCTGGGTATGTGCTTATATTTCCACTTGTATTGCTAGTCGTTATGTTTACTGTATATTGATTTGCATTTACAACACTGGCAACGCTATATACGCCATTTGGGGCAGTTCCACTTGTAAAGTTTAATCTTACCTTTTGCCCAGCAATCAAATCATGCCCAGTAGCATTAATGGTTACTACATTACTTGATACTGAATATGTACCACCAATTATAGCATCTTGGAAATTATAAACTGGGGTTAATACAGTAGTGCCATTTGGCGAAACTGTAATACTTATAACATCTAAAAATTCTTTATTAAAATTAACAAGAGTTCCATTTGCGTCTGTTGAAACCGCACTTGCATTTCCAGCATCATTCATTAATTTTGCGTTTAATAATACATCCAATGAATTTAGCAAATATACCCCAGTATTGCTGGCTGAAACATTGAATTTGATTTTTACATATCTAAATGCACTTGCAAATAATGATGTTACATTATTATATGTTGTATAAGTAACATTGTCATCCGATACCGAAATATCAACGGACACAGTGGCAGTAGATGCGATTGTATCGCCAGTATAAGTAACTGTAACTTGACTACTATTTAATATAGTTCCGTAATCAAACATTTCCTCATAATAGCCAGATGTCGCACTTGGTTGAATAAATACTGGATAACCTGCGGCAATTTGAGCCGCTGGATCTGCCCATGATCTTGATGAGAAGTGGTTAGTCCAAGATTCAGTAGTATTGACGGGAATTAATATTCCGCCTTGATCATTAATGGCAGATGATTTAGTTCCGCCAAATGTGCTTGAATAAGACGCATGGAATACAAAGTCTGGTGGCTCACTTACCTTAACCGCCAAACTATGCGGCTCTGAATAATTATCATCAGTATCGCGCACAGCAACCCAATAAGTATAATTCCCACCAGTTACTTCAGACAAACTGGTAAATCCGCCAGATTTGCTACCAATAATAGTGGCAGTATTCCAATCATTACCTCTTTTTAATAAAACATCTTGTACAGGTAAAGTGGTAGCGGCAGGTAAATCCCAGTAAAACAAAATATTATTATCAATTACTTGCGCCCTAAAATTTAAAACTGGATTTGGGGCTAATTTTGTAACAGTTAAATTTGTTGCAGTAGATTGATTACCATTTAAATCAACTGTCTTAATGGAAAATACTTTGTTCCCGATCCAATCTGCTGGCAGAATGATTTTAGATGTGCGAGTGGTAACGGTATTGGAATCATAAGTAACAATATAATGACTTAATCCAAATTGAGGGGCAACATCAGTCCAATCTAAAGTAATGCTGGCATTGGTTAAACTCGTATCTTGGAATTGAAAATTAATGCTTGCGACAGGAGTGACGGCATTTATTGTAAATGCAATAGATGCCGCATTGACGCTATATAACCCGACCACATCAATTGCTTTTATATAATATGTTGCAGTTACGCCATCCGCTAAATATTCAGATGATACCCCTTGGTAAACATATCCAGCAGATCCCCATCCACTATCAGCAGTTCGCACTTCATACCCATAAACATCAACCTCTGGGTTATCATCCCATTGTAATTTTACTTTTGTTTTATCTACGCTGGTAGATAAGCCAGTTGGGGTTGATGGCGGATTTGTTTTACCGACTACCGTATGATTACTTGAATAAACCCATGGTCCAGCCCTACCATCATCAGTTACATAACGCAATCTGATTTTATAGATACTTGATTCCTGCACATCATCAAAATAAATACACCCATCACGAATAGGTACATTTTTAGTTGTCTGCCAGATTAAAGCATTATCCTCGGCATAATCTATTTGCCCCTCAACAAATTTAGCAATGAATGGTAACTGCGCTGGGTTTGTAAACGATACCTTAATCCTGTACATAAAGTTTTTAGGCGATAAAACCATCATCACCGACTCATCACTAACAATGCCACTGATAGTTGGTGCAACAAAAATCTTTTGCTGCATAAGTGTAGGCGGTAAAGTTATTTTGCTTTCAAACGCAGGGATTTCCTCTGAATCGCTATCGTAAACAGCAGGCGAATAATCGACTAAAGTAATTCGTGCTGTAAGGTTTGAAATTGGCTCAATGCTTTGGACAATCAGATCAGCCGTTGCACTATTTAATGCCCCAAACATAAACAAATTGCCAGTAGTGGCTTCAGTGGTCGTAACTGACGCAGTTAAATCAATAATGTTGTAAAGTCCATCCGCACTTTTAGCCGCGACTGTTCTTGTAATACTGCTACCATCAGCCAATCTAATCCTAATGGTATATTGAACCCCAGCACTCATAGCCATAAACTCATCAATCTCTAATTGAGTTGATGTATTACGCAATACAATACGACCAGATCCCAACCCCCACATTGGCACATCATGTGAAACTTTGACTAAATCACCTCTGGTGCAAACTAGATGCTCAATATCAGCATTAAGCGTATAAGTTTCTGGTCTTAACTTTATTTGAGCAAAATGAAATCTTGCGTGTTTATGAATTGCATCACGAACAGTCACTCCATTCAAACTTAATTGCTCATACAATGTCGCATTACTTGCATTATATCCATCGTTATAAACAATATATTCGTCTGGCTGGAATCCTTGCTCGCTATTTACAAATGGGATTCTAAATGCGTGTGGGATTGTAGGTAGGGTTTTAGTGGATTCAAACCCCCATGAGTTATGTGGAGTAAAAAATTGTGATGTAACTGTGCGAGCCTTATCTGTAATAACAGTCCACACCCCATCTTTTAATGTAGGCGATGATCTGCCACTTGCACAAATATCTTTTAAAACCTCTAATAGACTTCTGCGATTTGTTATGACGGCATCATAAGTAAATTGGTTTGTTTCGCAATACTCATGCCACTCAATTAAAGCATTTAAATCTATCTTAGAATCTGGCACTGCTTTTGCATTAGCAGGATGTTGCAATACATATCTAAACAAGCTGGCAGGGTTTCTACTTGGTCTTAATAACCATGTTGATGTGGCATCATCCCAATCTAAGCAGACGGAAACAACTGTAGCGGAAATGCCCTCTAAATTACCATTAAATTGATCTGTTGCTTTTACCCTAAGGGCAGACATTGCTAAAGGTTTTGGCTCAACAACTGGCTTGGTATTTCCAAATGCGGTAATTGCAGACAAGATAGACGAATAGTAATTATGAAATTTTACACTTCCAACTTTTTCCTCATCTAAATTATAATTATTACGCCTTATTCGTATTTGATATTTGCCATAAGGTACATGAAATAAAACATTATAACTAAAAGCATCTTTACGCTTAACAAAATCTGTTCCAGTAATTCCAAGGCTTATAGTTTGATCGCGCCCATTTCGTGAGATTGTTCCAACGGCTAAGATTGCATTTTTACCACCAGAATATGAATCCGTAGTTAAATTAAGTCCAGAATAAGATCCATTAATAGCAGACCTTAAATCAGTTGTTGCATAAACAGTTGTTCCGAATAAACAAACTCGCCATAACTCTATTTCACCAACTTGAATAATTGGCAATCTTGAATATGTGGTATCTAAATGTTTTGTATCTTTTTTTAATTTAGTTAAAATTGTTCCACTTGGATTTGCATTTGGATCAGCAGTAAATGATCCTTTTCTTAAAATAATTTTATTATACTTATCTAAAATTACACTACTCCATTGATAAACTTTTGTGCTTGATGGGTAATATGCGCTACCTAAATCCATTGTTACCGCATTGGTAATCTGTTCTATTTGCCCCCAATCTGTAAGCGGGGCTAATGTGTCTGGATCTACCTTTCTAATTTGTACATCAGCAGTAAAAGGGGCTTCATAGACTTTCCCTGCATTATCCCCATCTAAAGCAATTTTTCTTAAGCCCTCTGGGAAATGCAAAATAACATTTAGAGATGTGCATAATTCATTAATCGTTCTTTCAACCCAAGGGTTTACTGTTTGACTGGATACGGTTGTGGCAGATGTAGTTCCAGTAGCATTTGTTCTTGTTTGGGCATATTTAAAAGTGGTGGTATTGGTTATTTCAGTTATTAAAAATGTGCCATTAAAATTTGATGCTGTAGAAAATCCAGCAATAGTTACATTTCGATCTACCATATAGCCATGAGTGGTAGTTGTAACAACGGTAACAATATTTGACGCACAGACTATTGAACTAATTACTTTATCAACTTTTTCCGCAGGTAATTGAGTATTAATAACTTGTTGCTCAACATCATTTGGGTAAATAGTGTTAAATCTAGTTTTAGAAACTGCAGGATCATCAAATCCATTTAAGGTTTCAATTTCCAATTCCTCTAATGTTCCAATATCAGTATCGCCAATACGAATATCCGACACTTGTATTCCACCATAGCCCCAAACTAATAACATCCTTAGATAAGAGGTATCGGCATTGGCTTCAGCATATATTTGTGCGCCTAATGGGGCTGTAAATCTAATCTTTCCTAATACGACAGGGATCGCGCCATAGGGATTTGGTTGATTGCTACCACCTTGCAATAGGTTTTGATTTTGAGCATTACCAGCACTTTCTGGCATCTCTGGTGGGCGAATAGGAAATATGGCATTGAGTAGTAATGTGCCTACAATTGAAATGGCGGCTTGAGCCACAGCAAGGGTTGTTGCAGTAGCAGTTACTCCCATCCCAGCTAAAACGGCAGGGGCAAAATAAGCCGCGGCAACTACAATTGCAATAGTGGCAATTAATTTAAGTGCGCCTTTACCAGCGACAGCACGATACTGGATCATATCACCACTCACAGGGCGCATATCCCATTGTTCTTGAGGCACTGGCACACCATTAACCATTACGGCTACATTGCTTTCTATGTGCAAATCAGCGGCATATTCTTTTTTAATATATTCGACAATTTCATTAAGAGTGGAATCTGCTGGCACATGACCATCAATTCGCACATTCTTTAATGGGTTTGGGCAGGCAACAATAGATATATCACCTACAGATAGGTTGCTATCATAACGATAAGCCCCCTCTAAGCGATTTTTCCATTTGCCTTGATCATATCTCTCAATCGCAACATTAATGTCCTCTATAACATGGATAAAATGCGTAGGTGAGATAACAACGCCAACATGAGATAAACTGCCCTCGGCACGAAGTAATAAAACATCCCCGATCATAGGATGTTCTGTCTTACTCCAATTTTCTTTGCTTATGGCAATTAATTCAGCAAGAGTATTATGATTATCATCAGCATTGTATTCATTTGCATAAGATGGCAAATCAATATTGAATTGATCTTTATATATTAGACGCACCAAACCCCAGCAATCTAATCCATCAATATCTCTACCCATTTTTTTATATGGGATTGTTATGTAATCATTCCACCAATTGTGCATTAGAATAGCCCTGCGAAATAAGACGGGGTAAAAGTATGAGCAGGAAACGGCTCTGCGGATAAACTATCAACAACTAAATCTGCTGTAACGCTATTTGCATTATAGCTAATTCCTGCCATTAAAAATCCATCAAAAGCAACTTCTACTGTATTTGGTGTGTTTGTTAAAACAAGTTCAATCAATACATTCAATGTAACGCTTGCTTCACGAATTATAGGAATAATATATCGTGTTACATCATTAATTGTAATTTGGCATCTAGGGGCAGAGTCCGTTTCCTCTGTTGGCAAATTAATGTCGAATGGAATAAAAACAAAATTATTAGATCGACTAATAAGCCCGTAAATAACCTCATCATCAGTTTCAGACAATCTTTGCGTATAGTTATCAGCAATTCTAATTGGCGTCGCTAACCCAGTGCCACTTATTGTTATCAATACCGCTAATGTGTCATCAGCATCTTGATTAAACATTGCCCGTAAAGCGGCTGGTGATAACGAACCTAATCGACTCATGGCATTTGCTCTAATTTCATTGAAATTGTGTAATGTTCTACACCAAGATAGCCAATATTATAATATGTTCCATCTGAATTAGGTATGAATCTAACCTCTATGGTTGCTCTAGTCCTAGGATGTGGAAAGTCAAACCTAGCAGTGCCTTTGATTGTTGTTTTTATAAAATTATCAAGGGTTGCTATTTGAGTATTATCCATGACAAAAGACACATCAAAAGTAGTCGGCTTTGTTCCTCGCCTACGCATTTTTGCAGATCCCATATCCATTGGAGTAACTAAAGTAATTACGCCAGATGATTCAGCATAACTGGTAGTTACAAATTGAGGCAATGTAGCAGGGAAAGTATAAGCCGCCATAATTATCGTCCAATCAAAACTGGTTGAGTGTTAAAAGTATTTTTAATCGCGCTATTAGCAATACTGCCATTACGCTTAATTTCACCAGCAACCATTTCACTTATTGTAACTTCAATTCTACGGTTTCCACGGCTATCAATTGTTTCATTGGTAGTGGCTTGTGCAGGGGTATTATTATTGACCACCACTTGCACATTTGATCCACCACCTTTCATGCTAACAGGGATTGACCGACCATCTGGCAATGGTACATAAGCCTCATTCATTCTACCCTCGCCAAATAATGATACCTGTGGGCTTGTAGCAATACCCCCATTGGCATAAGTATTAAGTTTTGCGGGTCCATTCGGAGTCATAACATTCCCATTGGCACTAGCAGAAAAATAATTAGCAGATGTATCTGGTAATGCAGTATAACCGCCCATGCTGGCAGGCAGAATGTTTTGTAATGCCCCACCGATTGCGCCCATCAATGGGTTTGTAATCAACTGGCGAGTTACTAGCTTGAGTATATCTTGCAATAGGCTTTGTAATACATCTGACAATTTATTGCCAGCAACAACGGCATCCTCAAATGCGCTACTAAAGGTTAAACCAAGATCCTTAACTAAACTTTGAGATAATTGCAACTCTTGATTACGCAAACGATAATTTTCCATCTCTCTTGCTAATAGA